ATATTACCAAAAGTAGCATTGGCTGTGATCACTGCGGCAGTAGCACCAATATTTCCCACATTGGCATTGCCTGTGATATTGGTGGAAACTGCGGTAAGTTGGGTAGTTACTATGAGATTGCCAGGGACTGTGGCGTTGCCTGATCGAATATCCAGTAACCTAACCCAACCAGTCCCGTTGCTGTAATATTCCGCATCATCACCAGTGCTGTATACCACAGTGCCGTAATTAGTGGAGTTGGCCGTGGGGAATGAGCCCACACTGCCAAAGTTATTCCGGAAGGTTAGTCCTGTGGAATAAATGTTGCCATTTGCGTCACGCTGAACTATGCTGTTGGCCAGGGCTTCCGTCTGCCCTGCCAAATTGCCATAAAGTTCAGTGAAGTTTTGGTTGACCTTTACAAACGCAGATCTCAGGGTCTGCCCAGTGCCGTCGTTGGCTACTGTGCCAGTATTAATAGGTTGCTGTGCCATGCTGATATTTATACAAATTGATACAAATATCAGTATGTGTGAATCACTCTGTCAGTGGTCTTACTGCGATGTGATCAAACACCAGATCAAATTCTGGCACTGAATCCGGCAACACCAGGTGTTGCAGTGAATTTACAGTAAGGTGAGCAGTGAATTTTTCCCAGTCATGACTAGCGCCATGATCTCTGAGCAACTGGTGAATCTGCTCAGCACGAGCACAGTCCAGCAGCAACACTGTGGCAGTGGAACCCAGATGCTCCCAACCCTGTACTTCAGCTGTGATATTTACTGGCCCAGCAATAGCTTCAGCAGCTGGCACTGGGGTTCTGCTGTAACATAAAGTACAGTGAAAGTCAGTAGCTGGATCATGCGTAATTCCATGTTGATCACACCAATCAGCCAGCTTGGCGGCACTTGCATCACTTAGCTTCATCTTAACGTAGGTGCCACCCTGGTGGTCCAGGCTGTCAGTTAGTGTCACTGACCTGCCAGCCGATGGTTGATGACATCCCAGTTGATGATGCGCCAGATGTTTTTTAGATACGCAGCCTTGTCAGGCAGGGTGAGAATATAGCTGTGTTCCCACATGTCCACTGCCACCGCAATGCTCTGGTTGTAGTCCTGATTTTTTAAAGTTTGAATAGTACCACTGCGACTCAGGTAACACCACCCTGACCCTTGCAGGCCCATGGCAAGTTCAGTAAACTTTTCCTGAAACTCAGTATAACTACCAAACTTAGCAGTGATCATGTCAGCAACCGCACCCACTGGCTTGTTGGCACCCTGAGCTGGGCGCAACTGTGGCCACCATAGATTGTGCAACATGGCCCCGCCGTAGTTGAAGTCAGCGTCACCTTCACCAGCATTGTAGCGATCCACATAAGCTCGACTTAGCTTTTTGTAGTGGTATGCAACTGTGGCAGCACTCATCACTGGTTCCAGCGCATCCATAGCATAGGGAAGTTTAGCCAAGCTGAGTTTTTCTGGACGCTTTTCAGCTTCAAATAAATCGAGGTATTCTCTCATATCCCTATTTATGCCGATAAACGATTCGTCCCTTGGTAAGATCGTAGGGACTGACTTCCATGTCCACACGATCTCCCAGGATAATACGGATCTTGGCCTTGCGCATTCGGCCGCTCATGTAAGCTAGAATATTATGTTCATCTGCTGTTTGAGTACGGTCAATTTTAACACGAAAGGTGGTGCTGGGTAATACATCGATTACCACACCACTGATTAGTACGCTGTCTTCACTGGGCATATATTGGTATTGTTATTTAGCTGCCACTTCAGCAAGGCGTTCCCATTTGAAACTGCGCCATGCTGCGGCTTCCAGATCCCAGACTACCTGCAGGTCAGGGTTGGGTGGACCTGCACTACCAATATCTTTAGCTGGTGGCAACAATTCGGCACTGAGTGATGCACGCATTAGCCGGGTATCACCGTTGCTTTTGGTAAAGGTCAGTTGAACCTCCCCCTGAGTCAGCAGGTCACGAACCTGCTGTTTGTTTTCTGTGATGGTATAATCTGTTTTAATCATGGTTTTGAATTGTGAGTAATACTGCTGCCTGATACTGCAACGCCAGTTCCTGAACCCAGGGTATATCCACCACGGGCTTGGCCGTATCCACTAATACCTGCAGAATTTGTTCTGCAATTTCCTGAGCACTGGGCCCAACTAAGCGACCCAGGGCGCCTGATTCCAATATGCGAGCATACAACGCCTGGTCAGCGGCGGATAGTCCAGGTACCACATGTTCTGGGTACCAGCGTTTCCAACTGCTGCATTTGCTGATAATCCGTGCCAGCCGATCTTCCACACTCAGTGCGGCAGCGGTCAGCGCCAGATAATCTGGACTCTGATTATATCTGCGAAGTTGTACATCTTTGTGAGCCACTACAACTGTGGTGCCCAGTGGGAAACTACCCTGCAATACTGGATCCCACTGCCGCACAGCTTCATATCGACCATTGGTCTTGCGACGATAAAAGGTTTCACTTGGTAAATTATTCATTTGTTTGTGTAATAGCCACTACGGATGCTAATGCCAGATGTGCATGCCTGACAGCATCCAAAGCATTAAGCCATGCACCGTACAAATCCAGCACCGCTGGATTTTCCAGATTCAATCCAGCAGGTGGGACAAGAAAACACACATTCTTTAACATTGTTGCCAAACTAGCATTGGCAATCTGAATATCTTTACACACCACATCACCAGCTACATGCATGTCTTGTGGGGTAGAATATGGTGAACTAGGTGTAGTTAGAGTTGACCATGTTTCTGATCCTGATCCCCCCATAGTCCAGGACATTATTTGTACGCCTTGAGCAGCAAAAACTCTGGAGTGATACGGCCGTTCAGCGGTGTGCCAGCAGTTTTAAGATCATCAAACCATTGCTTGCTAACAGGTTTGCCACCAGACATGAACTGTTTCAGTTGAACATCAGGTTTGCGAATAGTCTTGCACACTGATTTGGTTTCGCTGAATCCCAGGATACGACTGTTTTTCACATACAATGCGCCCTGAGTTTCATCAGCCACATAGATACCCAGCTTGCGGCGGTTCACATTGTAAACCCACAGCTCAGTGGCTTTAAGAATCTGTACTGGATCAATACTCTCCAGTTTCAGCTCTTCGTGTTTAGCCATGAACTTCAGCTTGTTTACCAATTTCTGTGGAGTCTGACCCTTGCGTGATACTGGCTTACGATTTGCGGCCTTCATGATGCCATAACTCAACATCTGTTCCTGCGCACGAGTCAGCCACCAAATCATGCTCTTGAGCTGGCGTTTGCCGTAGTTGGAATATCCTTCACTAAGATCAGCATCAGTGCCAGCAAGTACCGTGCTGATCTCTGTGGCCTGAACCGTCAACTTACCCACCAATTCTTTCACTCGCACCTGTGGAACATTGTACTGAATCAGCAGTTTAATCATGTCTGGATCACCAGTGCAACCAGCAGTGATGAAGTCATCAAAATCACCCTGTACCGCACCGTTGCATTCACGGATCTTCTCGTTGATACGTTCCTGGATATTGGGTTTGCGAGGGGTTTCCACAGGAGTTTCAGCATCCTGTGCTGCCTGAGCAGCTAAGCGGTCTGTTACCATTGCGGTGAGAATGCGCTGAATATGCCGGAGTTCCTTGAGTTTCAATTCCAAACCCATGCTGCTGCATCTGGCTAGCCAACCAATTGTTAGGCTGCTGAATCCGTGTTTACGCACAATCTGTGCCAAGGGCTTTCGCTTGGGACTGCTATCCAACCACTGTGACAGAAACTCTGCCGCAGTTCGGTCATCCTGAGTTGCATGATACCAGTCCAATGCGGCACCCACTATGATGCGGCGCTGGGATGGATGCCATGCCATTTGCTCCTCAGTACTGGGCCACTCTGGCTCTGTTGCTCCCACCATAGCAGCATCAGCTCCACGATACAGCATTGCTTTAAGCTTTGGGTTCTTCATCACATACTATTATAGCAAACCGCAGCTTCATTGTCAAGCACTCATTGGTCAATGAAATCAACAACTTGTATAAATATCTATATGCTTATACACGAAATGTTAGCCACGCCGGGTCTGATGCTGACCGAAGCCTCAGGATTCAGCAATCGCGAGTTGGGTGACATCTACCATAATCCTCATGATCCGGCAGACCTTCTGGAATTTCGCAGTATGACACCATATCCAACCAACGCCACAGCATGGCCTGACGCAGCCACCGCCCAGAAGGCCTGGGCGAAAATTCGTGCCCGGCTCAGTGGTGAAGTGATCGAAGTCAACAAGCCCAACGCTGGACTACTCTCAGTGATGGTGGTGTACATGTGGGACCCGGCCACCAGCGAAGACTTCTACTTTGCCAAATGGACCAAAGACACCACCTCCATGCAGGGCAAGTTCCTCAACATTCCAGCTGGCGCACGCGAAGCCGAACATCCTGGGTACAAGTTTAAAAAGGGTGCCAGCGAAACCTATTTGCTCAAGCCCAGTGATGTGCTCAGCAGTGCTGGACCATACAATGTTCAGAGAATAATCTCAGCCCTGAATGGTATCACTGCTGAAGCTGCACCTGCTGATGTCACCGAACAATTGCAGACCGCGGTCTCCGAACTAAGCATTCACGACTGGCCCATCACCATTCCTGGTGGCAGCAAATATGCTGCTTTTCACAGCAAATACACCAATGAATGGCTGGCGCCGATTGCTGTGTCACAGGGCAAGATCTCTGCTGCGGATGTTAAGAAAATCCAGCAAGGCATTGCTGGTGGTAAAAGCTTCCGTGGCGCACAGATTTACTATCCTATTAGTGGTTCAGAGACTCTGATTGACAGCTATATTCGTCGTGGTGACGTCAACATTCAGATCAGCAGCAAAGCCCAGGGTGGTGGTGCCAGCGCCAGTATCAAAGGTATTCAGGACACAGTGAAGAAGTTCCGCGACAGATTTGATGCTGGGTTCTTTAGAAAAACCAAAGTTAAGAAGTTCATGGATGCCATTGACTCCATCATGGGCCGCAGTGCCATAGATGGTGTGCTGCACCTGGCAGAAACCATGCAGATCATCAGTGCCAATGATGCGGCTATACTGGAACTACAATCCAACTTTGAAACCAACCCCAACCGTGTACAGCGACTCAGCAAGAAAACTCGTGATTTAATGATAGATTACCCCGCAGCCACAGATAATCCCAACTACAAACCATATTTTCATGCGGTGATGGCAGTGGCCAAAGCAGTGTGCAAACAACTCAACGCCGACAACTACACTGATCAGTTCCGAGAGATCCTTAACAAAGCTGATATGGTGCAATGCTACCTCAACACCAAAGTTCAGGGCGATGATTTAGTACTCACTGGAATGGATGTAGTTTACCCTGCTGTGTTCTCTGGTAACATCTGGTTCACTGCTGGCAAGGCTTATACCAGCACTGCTATCAAGGGTCGGATTGGATTCAAGATCAATGCCACTGCTGCTGATAAAAACGAAGACAATGAAAAAGCCATGGGCACAGCTAAATCATCTAAGCCCACTGCGCCAGTTAAGAAGCTCAAAGCCAGATTTGAACCTGACCCCGACGCGGCCCCCGCTCGTGGAAAACGCTAAACATCACTGAGTTATTTTTTATGAAAATTGTGATGCCAATTTATCTGGCGAGTCAGCTGCACACCACGAGCACGGGTGTCTGAGTTACTGCTGCGTTGCATTTTATTTGCACGACTCTGTAATTTCTGTAAATCACTGTCTGTTATTTTTTCACCAGCTTGCTTGCCAGCTTTGCGTCTGAGACTTCCAGGTCTGCTGCCCGGTCGTGCGGGGTGATGTAGATCTTCACGTACATCTAAATCCCGGGCGAAGTCACGCATAATTGTAGTGCTGGCTGGGTCAGCCAGCAAAGACTTCAATCCAGGATGCAATGGTGATGGCCATTCACCAAATTTAAACCAAGCATATGCCTGAGTCTCCCAGTTGAGATCCGGAGTAAACTCAGTGGATACCACTGCTAGGAAATTATGATATTTAAAGGATCCCTTGGGTGCGCGAAACACCATCAGTGGAATTAACTGCATATCACCAGTGTAGCCAGTCTCTTCAGCTACTTCACGACGCACTGCTTCAGCTGGATCTTCACTTTCGTCAATGGCACCACCAATAGTTCCCCAGGTACCAGGCTCCTGCACGGCAGCACTGCGATGTGCTATACAGAACCTACCAGTATCCTCAGCTACAAATACACATCCAGCAGCTTGACGGCCCCAGAACCCAGTCTGTTTCAGTGCCTCAGCGTGTTCAGCATCGTTTTCTTTGACAACATTAAACCCCTGAGGTTCAGCATCAGCAAAGTCACGCATTAGGATACCAGCTTGCGTATTGGCCTCGTTTTCCTCTGAACTACCAGTATCACCACTGTGGTGATTCATATCACCACGCAGTCGCTGACTGTGATGTACCAGCTCATGTGCCAGTGTTCGCAGTGTATCCATGATATGACGTCCGCCCACTGCCACATGTATCTCATCAGTATTTGGGTCGAAGTAACCAAAGGTCTGGTGATCCGTACGATGACTCTGCAAACTTTTTTCAAACTTAATGCTGGGTAAGGCTGGTAACTTTAGTTGTCGCACAGCAAATTTTAGAAATCTTTTCAGCAATTCGCCAGCATCAGTGTGTGATTCAGCAGATTCAGCCAGTGCTAAAACTCGCATGTGCGATCTCATCTTCAACATCAACTGGTCTGGGGATGTCCCAAGTAGGGAAACACGACCTGGATTAATTATCACTTTAAACCAATCAGCATGAAAATTTAAATCACATATATCTTTAATCGCATTGGCCACTGACATGGTCAATTTTCCAGTTTCAAATATTGGGTTTGTTTCAACTTGGAAACTCACCCAGCCCAGTTTCTGGGCTTGTGATATATCCATATCCATACCCAGCAGACCTTGTATCATGGTCTCGTGATATCTATAGTCAGGATATTTGTCACCATGGAAGATTTTTCCATCAGGTCTGATCCAACCCCAATCTGTGTACCTACCAATATAATGTGCTTCAGTTATTGGATCGTACTCATCGTCTTGCCCAAGTTCTGGTTCCTCTTCACCAGCATCACGGGTCACAAAAAATGATGTTGGATTGATACCAGAAGCCGGCGAACAGGAGTAGCCGTCAATATGTTTAGATATCTCTCTGCACAGTCTCTGGTAAAGACTGGTGCGACCGCGTTCTGACCATAATGATGCAAACTCCACATACTTGGGATTGACTTCAGCAATAAACTGTTTAAATGCTGTGATCACGGTCTGGATTATTTTGGATGCATCACCTGTGCCAGTTATCCCATACTCTCTGGGACCACCAGCACCATACCGACTGATCTGAGCAAATTCAAAGTCCCATGTGCTGTCGTCTCTGCCATCATCACGGGCTCTGCAACTATACCGGTTTTTATTGTCAGAGGTAAAAGTCGTGCTCCATGTATAAATGTCATTGTTATCGCCATAATACTTACGGGGTGTCAACGGATATGGCAGAGTGTCGCGAAACTCAGTGAGCTGATGTGGTGCTGTGGGTTGTATCACAAATTTATGTAGGCCATCATCCACACCATAGTCCTTGCAGTAATATCCTGGAATATGTTTAGCTACCTGACTGCACAGAGTCTGATACAATCGAATTCTGCTGTGTTCTGATTTACCTGATGCGAACCCCACGCTCATTGGTTTCATATCAGCAATGAACCGCTTTAATACTGCGATCACTGTGATCATGACCCGACCTGCATCACCAGATCCAGATAAATTAAATTGTTCCCCACCCATACCCGCAACCAGGCTGGAAAATACAAAGGTCCAGTCACCTGCAGGATATTCCCTAGCTCTGCAACCGTATTCCTTACCAGCATCAGTGTCAAAACTTGCCCGCCAAACACCATTGTCTGACTTGATGTCATATACCGGATATGGTACAGTATCACGTAACTCAGTAAGATTGCTCCACAGTTCGTTAAGTATCATAGGCCAGCCTTTGTCAATATTGTGTAGTAGTTGGGTTTTTCCCACAGATGAGCCAATGCAATTTGTCGGGCACCAGTACGATCTGCTGTGTGCTCAGTTTCCACTGGTATTCCCAGGTGTAATTGCTGCCAGATATCAGAAATTTCTACACCATGATGTCGGGCAATTGCTGACACAGCATGTGTTTTCTTGAGTTTAGGAAAGCGAATCTCTGTGAGTCTCATACTCAGTTATTTATACTCACAATGCTTAGAAGTCAGAACCAGTTCAGCTATGATGTCATTCACGAAACTTATTGTCAGTAGTTAAGTGATGTGCTAAAGCACATCAGTGTCTTCGCTTTCACTTCACTGTCGTTCAGTTACAGCTCGACACATTTTTTTCTAATTCGTTGGTTTGTTGACGATCACCTTATTGTAGATTCAGGCCATACTTCGCCCGATTAAGGGCGAAGTATGGTTCAGAACTTATTGTGAGTTCTGCCAGTCAATACCAGAAGATTTGCTGTTCCAAGCAACAGTGGCGGTTAGCCTATACCACTTACTTCTTCTTCGTCTGCGTTGACCACTAGGACATACAGGACAAACTCACTTAATCCTTCTGCAACAATGTATATTGTTCAGAGCGTGGTCATTGCAAAACCAACGGAACCAGACATACACAGTATTGACTTGTGTGGGTCTAGCTGCGGATGTTTCTTTATCACAGAGCCGCAATCATTATTTATTGTGTGGTAACACGCAAGTTCTGACGACCATATTTCAGGCAATCTCAATGCGGGTCGAGTATCCCCGACCAAACAATGTTACTAAGTTGAACTACAACAAAGTCCAAGCATATACAGCTCTGATTATGAAATTAGAGCTGACGGCTGCACAGATCTGGTCTTTGGCGATATTTTTATCTAAACGTCATTGTGTATAAATATCATTGGGGTTCACGCTGGCCTAATAGCACCAGCAGAGGTAACATACGTAGTATATGATTACCTCGCCCCACATAAATTATTTATGCCAGACAAGTAACAAATCAGTAGGTGTACGTTGAACAGGCAGAATATATTTCCACGCCCCACTGCTGGAATTACTGGCCACGGTAGATCTGGGGATTCTGCTGCTGATCACATAAGTCACATTCAGTGCAGAATGTTTTCAGCCAATATCGATTACGATTAATGGTTGCTGGTGATGTGCCACACAGTTCACAGACGTCGTAACTCTGCGATTCCATCTGCTGAATCAGCTGCCAAATTGGCTCTGAGCCAGTAGCAACATAAAATCTTAGACCGCCAAACTTCTCTTTGACCTGATCCACTTGGCCATCCCAGCCCAGACTCCACAATTTCACGCACAGTTCCTGTATCAGGGGATGCCATCCGGATTTCACTGGCATTTGCTTGAGAAATTCCTCTAAGCTGAGTTCCGTGCGGGCGTCGCCACGGAAGTTAAGCTGATGAATGGTTCGCGCTGGATTAGTCAATTCTGACTCCCACCCAGTCGCCAGTGGGTGTGTGAATATTACATCCTTGTCTAGTTATCTGATACTGAAAATGAAATTTTTCAGCAATAGCAGGACACTGCTGCCGTATCCTTAGGTCATGATTGTGTAGAATCCACAAACCGAGGCTAATCATAGCAGAGACGAACAGAACAAAGATAACTATATCGTTAAAAAACCAGTGTGACTTGGAAAGCTTGCTGACATCTGTTTGAATTTTCATAATTTACCTTGCGAGGGTTATCCAGGCGATCTTACACATCAGATGCAGCATCTGATCAGTACCAAACTCGTAACGGCCCGCATTCTTGTTGTAGTCAATCACCGCATGAGCACACAATTCTGCCAGACACAATGCCACACTGCCAGTTACCATATATACCCAGCCAGCGTGGATCGCACAGTGTGCCAGTAAACACCACCGCCAGGGGATACCAGTGATGGGAGACACATGGTTCTTACCGCGTGCTAGAAAATCCCCCTGCAACGGGAAGTCACAAACGAAGTGGCCCCAAATCAACCATAAAAAAGTGAACATCATGCGCTTTCCTCCACTTAACTAGTATACAAGATTCACATCCACTGCGCGAACATCTGGTTGAATTCAGTTTGACTCACACTGCCAACATCAGCACCATCCGGCATGTGAATCACGCCACTGCGTCCATATTTGGCCAGTCGGCGCCCAGCTGAGTCACCATCACATACTGCTATCAGCTGCTGTGGCAACACCCTGAACCAACTGCGCAGGTGCTTGGGATCATTGCTGATCACAGCAATGGCTGGCAGGCCATGCCAGTGAAGCCTGGCTGCATCAAAAATGCCTTCCACAATAAACAATGGACTTGAATCCCAGCGGACTGACTCCATCCCCCAGACACCGATCTGACCTTTAGTGAACCAGCTGTGATAGCGAGTATTAACACCGTTATCGTGTTTTCTAGGTGCATCTGGCTGATACTTCTGATAACCCACCATCTGTCCACTGGTATTCCACATGGCCATACTGACACTGACGTGGGGGTCGATCCACACGCCCGAGTAGCAATCTGGATTAAACCATCGTTGTCGCAGATGAGCGTGCATGTCCATGATATTATAGCAAATGGGTTACTCAGTGTCAACCAGCTATTTGAGCTGTGTTTCCTGCACTTTACACTGGCTAGCTTGATCTGGTGTTATCTGCCCAGATAACGTCATCCACATCAACTGGTCTGCTGTGAACTTGGTTTCCTTGAGACAAGCAACAATGAGGGCAGCACCAGTGAGGTCTGCACCTCTGAGGTCAGTGCCACTGAGGTCAGTGCCACTGAGGTCTGCACATCTGAGGTCAGTGCCACTGAGGTCAGCTTTCCAGAGGTTAGCATAGACGAGGTCAGCATTGCTGAGGTTTGCACCACTGAGGTTGACCATTCTGAAGTCACTACCCCGGAGATTAGCACCACTGAGATCAGTACCTTTGAGGTAAGTAAGTCTGAAGTCAGAATATGGTTTGATGGCGTACTTTTTTAGAGTCATCATACCATACTATTATAGCATGAAAAGGCCCCGTTGTCGGGGCTTTTGGTGTTACACAATATTAATATTATATAGAAGCCCGATATCGCTTGAATACCAAACGATCATGCCCCCGGGCAGGGCCCATTTATAATTTTGTGGAGCCGGGGGGTGAATTTGCACCACCTTATTCCGATTTGCAGTCGGACGCCTCACTACTTTGGCTTCCCCGGCCTACATACTATGATAATACACTGGCAGCAGCAAAAATTACATTTGGTCAACAATAAATCTCCACTGGAAATATTTCTATGTCGTTCTGACTAGTGAACTCCTTCATTATTTGCTCGGCTGCTGATCTTTCAGGAAAGATGGTGGCCAGTTTACCGTTGTGTCTCCAGATCAACTCCTGATCTCGGATCACTAAAAATTTTGTAAGTCCTGATGAAGTACTGCTCGTGACAACGTGGCCGATAATCAAATTAGTGGTCTCCCAGTGGAAACATATATTTATACACCACGCAGCTGACCTACACGACTTCAGTAAACCCAGCAGCTTGCAGATATTCCGACACAGTCTCACACTGATCAGCCACAGTGGTCAGCAAAATTACCCAGTCATATCTGCAACTGGGTTTACTGCCAGTGCGATCTTGATCAGCTTGGCAGTATTCACACATCTGGCCGTACACATACTGTTCAGCAGATTCTTCAGTAACGAATCCACTCTGGCTGGGGTCCAGGGCAGTGACCAATCCCAAATGTATTGCGCTATACATACTGAACCTGAGATTGCTGATCAACACGAGCAGCCACATGGCCAATTTGCCAGTGGCTGATGCCCGACTGAGTTAGTGAGTCACTCACAGCTGATACACCAGCACTGGGCAAGCACACAATCATACCCACACCCAGGTTAAAAGTGCGCCGCCAATCAGCTTCTGGCACTGATCCCAGTTCACGAATCAATTTAAAAATTGCTGGTACCTGCCATGTGGCGGTGTCGATCACTGCGGTGAGATCAGCACTTAGCATTCTGGGAGTATTGTCAGTGATGCCGCCACCAGTGATATGAGCGGCACCCAACAATCCCAGTGTGCTGAGCTGACGCAGGACTGGCAAATAACTTTGGTGAACTTTCAGCAGCTCGTCAGCCAGAGTATGCGACAACTCAGGAACATAACTGTCCCACTGATAATGCTGTGACAACACTTGGCGAGCCAAACTGTAACCATTGGTGTGTAGGCCATTGCTGGGTAATGCCAGCAAGGCATCACCCGGCTGAATATGCTCGCCAGTTAGTAACTGGTCTCTGGGCACAGAGCCCACGATGAATCCAGCCAGGTCGTAATCTGATCCCTGGTACATGCCCGGCATCTCAGCCGTTTCACCACCAATCAGCGCACACTGGTTGGCCACACAGCCCCGACTGATGCCACTGATCACACTGGCTGCGACTTTGGGTACCAACTGTCCTGTGGCAAAGTAATCCAGGAAAAACAGTGGCACAGCACCCTGTACCGCAATGTCGTTGACGCAGTGGTTCACCAGACATTCACCAATAGTGTCATGACGCCCAGTTTCCACAGCCAATCGCAACTTGGTGCCCACACCATCAGCACTGCTGACCAGCACATTATCACCCAGCTGATATCCAGCACCAAAACTACCAATGCTGGACAGTACCTGAGCATTGTGTGTTCGCTGGGCTAATTTGCGAATAAGATTTACAGTTTGATCAGCAGCATCAATGCTGACGCCGGATTCCGCGTATGTTGACATGATTTTCTCTGTGAGTTATTTTTTACAACCTGAAGTTGCTGGTGGGCGAATAAGATCTTGGACATACTGGTCTCGTTGATCACGCAGATATTTATCGTGGTCAACCAGTCTGGCACGCTCTTGAGTCACTATGGCGGCCAGCTCCTTATCCTTTTCATCCAGTAACTTATGGTATTCGGCAATCTGCGTGGTGAACATGACATTCATGTAGTACATGATGGCCACTAGTAAAATTATGGTGAAACTTTGCTCCTTGAGCTTATCGATAAAGGTGCCGGTGATGTTGGTGGAATCAGACATGATGGAAAAATCCTGGTCTGATATTTATGGTGGTCCCGGAGTGATTCGAACACCCGACACTGGAGGTAGAAGCTCCATGCTCTATCCAGCTGAGCTACGGGACCAAAATTTACAATACTTTATCATAGTTGATCAGTATCTGATGTCAACTATGATAAAGACTGAGGGAAGATTCCCCTCAAGCTGAGGTAGTGGACCCTGAAAGGATTGAACTTTCGATCTTCCCGTTATGAGCAGGCCGCTTTCACCACTAAGCTAAGGGTCCAATTGCTGGGAATTTAACAGCCCACGGTCACCCAGCGCGACCATGTGGCAGAGGTATATCTGAACCTGCCAACCTCTGGGGTGATTATAGTCCAAACCAGGATTAACCTGGAACACCCGACAACATTTTCAGACTGACTTGATTACTCACCCAACCGCGGGGCACGGATTTATAGTCTTACAAGGACTCTTGGGCTGAATGCCACAATATTTAAACGGTTAGTAAACCACTGGACTAGCCTTAGCCAGCCAGTCTGAAACTTGATATCAAGCTGGGAGCCGTGATTCCCTGACTGCGAGGGTATAGTTTATGGACATCCCATCATGGGCGCCTTTTTCTAAGCAGTCTAACATCAGCACCCAGCTGGATAAAATTACCGCTCACAAGGCTTAGTGAAGAAGTTCTTCAGCAACCCCTGACGAAACTCTCCGGTCTGGTTAAGAGCCAGCTTGCGAAATGCCGCCTCATTGGCATTCCGGCGATCATAACGATCACGGTGGAACTGGCGCACACTAGCGGTATCCACCACAGCACCAGCATGATCCAACAGTACTGCGGTGGTTTGCATCCTGGGCTTGCTGACCTCACGGCCACGGTGAAAGAAAGTAACTGGCGTCAGCGCCCGGTGAAACTCTACTGTGTATTGTTTACTCTGAATCTGCATTGTGTGTCCTTGTGATTTGTATTATGGTACCCGTGGCAGGGGTCGAACCTGCAATGCCGTGGTGTACGACGCCGGCTCTTAAGGCCAGTGAATTTGCCGATTCTTCTACACGGGCTCAAAACATCTACTACTTTATAATTCTAACATTACTGCGGTGCTGTGTCAATAACTTATGTGGTACCCGTGGCAGGGGTCGAACCTGCAATGCCGTGGTATACGGACGCTGGCTCCTAAGGCCAGTGAATTTGCCGATTCTTCTACACGGGCTCATCAAACATCTACTACTCAACTAGTATAGCAAACATCAGGGTCTGATGTCAACGGTTAGATAACTTGGTACACTGCTGATCGGTTGTGATTCATACGTGCCTATTATGTTTCCCCAGCGCAGCATAAACATCATCAGGTCTTCTGCGTGAAGGAATCCTATCCACCATCCGCTGGGGCCAGGATTTCCGAAATCTATAAGCCAGCGGTGGTTGACTGGGCCATATCTTTCAGTCATCCACTCTATTACTGAATCTATCGTCAGATGTTCCTCATGCAACACCATGGGATGCCAATTTAAACTAATCTTGTGAGGGAAATCTGGATATTCTACAGACACGGGTCCCCACAACTCACACCCCCGCCGTTGATATCAACACGGGGTGTATCACAACACCTGTCAGGGTCCAACATGGACGTAATCTGACCCAGTGTCTCGGTGATGATGGCATTGTGATCATCAATGCACTTGATCGCCCAGCCGTCGAAGTCTATAGGCTCACTGACCAATTCGTTCAGTGTGCTCACAGCCAACGCCAGTGCGGCTGTGAGCTGAGAACATTGGTTAGCCAAGGTAATAATTCTGGGATCCGACTGATCTAACAATTCTAACAATTCTGTATTATCTGTCATCACATGCTCCAATAAATACATTATTTACCTAATGGTTCCTTTGTAAGGATTAAAACTTAAGCAGACCAATAGGTTTCTGTACTGGGGTCACAACTGGATGGCGTATTGCTGGGAATCTCAATATCAGTGCCGGTCATCAGGTTGCGCACTGTCCGAACTTTAACCACATGCTGATAATAGTTTTGCTCAGTGGCAATGGCATACGGGCCAGCAGCATATTCACCATCATTTACTGGCAGGCACCATTCGGTTTCTGACACGCCATTATTGCACCTGCACACTCTGATCCATCCAGCGTTACGGTTGCTGGTACGCATACCACGGCGAGCTGCACTTAATGAGCTGTACCCTCGGATCAGTACGGTGGACTTCACATGATACATCACGAAACTTGTCATATTACTCCTTGGGGTTGGGCAGCTGGATGAAATTGTGGTTCGCCTGTTTCCAGCACCCTCTGATTTTTAATACTTTACCCAGTAGACTTTTCATTACTTTCCACCTTCGGTACGGCCATCAGCATACACCAACAGGACATCATCACAAGCCGTCGCAGCATCATCGTATACCTGGGGCTCTTCAGTACCCTCTGCACCCCAAGATGGACTCCAGCGATCACCACAACACTCACAGTCCTGCCCAGTAGCAACCCCATCAAAGTACACACCAGCGAAGTTCTCAGCAGTGGCATCGGCCATGCTCCCATTGACAGCCTGGACCACAACATGTTTGGGCCCATACCAATTGCCCCCACTGTTATTCTGACTGTAATGCCACCATTTCAAATCCATGTACAATCTCCTTTGTGTATTTCTGCTACTCAATTAGTATAGCAAACGGGCTATCCCGCGTCAACCATTTGTTTGTCCTTGGTTTTCAACACTTTACAACCAGCAGCTTGAACAGGGGTGAACTGCCCAGATAAAGTCAACCACATCAACTGGTCTGCTGTGACCTTGGTTTCCTTGAACCAAGCA